AAAATGGAACAATTAGATGAAGAAAAAAAACAAGCAAGAAAGGAAGCATATAATGATGTTAAGATGTATTTGGCAAGTGATTGGTTACTAAAAGAAGAAACACCTGAATACTTTGTATTAACAAGAAATGAAAGTTCAACACTTGGACATTTAGTAATATTTATGTTTACATTTTGGTTTACTTTTGGTATAGGAAATGTGTTATACTATATTGCTAAACAAAAAAAGAAAAAAATATTAAAATAAATTAACATAATTCTTTTAAATTTAAAAACTAAACATTTATAAATATAATTCTCTGTTAATTTTTATCCAATGGAAAATAACAATAAAGTTCACTTTTGTGATATATCTATTAGTCAAGCAGACTATGAAATTACTGAAGATAATATTATTATTTACAATGTCCCTATAACTGGCGAGATTGTGCAATATTATGAAGAAGAAGATTTCAAAGGAAATATGTTTAAGCCAATGGAAGAACTGAGTAAGATGAGTATAAAGAACACTCCTATTACATTTTTACACCCTGATACTTTATTGATGGACTACTCGACTTCTGATGTTGCAAAACTTACAGAAGGTATTTTAAGAGAACCATCAAAAGAGAGAAAGTCTTTTTTTAATGACAAGAAGATTTATTCAGATATGATTATTAATAAAGGAACACCACAAGCACTACACATAGAAAAGAATTTGCGAGATAATACTCCTATTGATGTTTCTATTGGCTTCCAGTGTGGCTTTGTTGATAAAAAAGGTATTTATGATGGTAAAGAATATGATAGAATACAAATTAACCACGAAATAGACCATTTAGCAGTGTTAATTGGTAATGATGGAGATATTTATACAGGTCGAGCTCCAGTATCACAAGGTTACGGAATTGGTATGGACCATAAAAATAAACAAATGACAGATAGCAATAATAAATTGATGGATATTACTACAAAGAGAAATGAAGAATTAGTAGGTGAAAATATTAATTTGAAAAAATCTCTAAGTGATGCACAAGCAAAACTTTCAGATGTTGATTCTATTAAAAAAGAATTAGCAACTGCAAAAGCAGAATTAAAAGATAGCGAAACAATCAAAGCAGAATTAAAAGTTTATAAAGATGCAGAGAAAGAAGTAGTTGGAAAAATGAAAGATGCTTTAAAAAAGAAATTTCCTAATATGAGTAAAATGTTTGATGAAGCAAGTGATGAAGTTGTGAAAGAACAATATAATGATATGAAAACTGAAGAAGCAGAAGACCCTAAAGGAAACATTGAAGGAACTGAAGGCAAAGATGGTGCTAAGAAACCATTGAGCGACAGAGATTTATTCGAAATTCAGAATAAAGGAAAAAAAATTGAGGATTTTAAAGAATGATATTAATTGAGAATGATAAAAATATTACATTAAAAGCAGTAGCACAAACTACTTTTGGTTTGCCTGTTACTTACGCAGGAGTTATTGCAACTGGTGCTAATTATATTGGTTTGGCTGATGTTGATGAAACAGTATCTGCACAAAATACAGATTTAGGAAATTACTATCCAATTAACTCAACTATGAGAGTTTTACTCAGAAGTGAAATTAGCGGTAAAGTATTAAATATGTTGGCTGGTGGAACTTTCGCAGCAGGTGATTATGTTAAATTTACTACTGCTGGTGAATTAATTGAAGAGACAGATGGTGCAGTTTCTACTGTTAATACTGTTGGTATTGCTATGGACGCAGGTGCTGATGGTGTATATAGTGAGGTTTTAATGTTATAAAAATGAACGGAATGGACGCAACAACAAAATTATTTAAAGAGAACGTTGAGGAGATAGGAACAAGATTAAATCTTATTAAACCTGATGTAATGCTAACTTATAATGATGTAGTTCCAGCAATCCCTACAAACGATGCTGATTCTATGTTTTCCAGTTACAATATTATTGAAACTGTTGGACAAGCAAGTGTAGCAGCTAGAAGAGGAGAATATAAAAAGATGGAAATCAACGGAGAAGAAGTTAATTATAAACTTAGATTCGTTGGAACATCATATAAGCTTGATAAGGCTGATATTAGAATGTCTAATAGAGACAAAGGTATTAAACTAGATAGTAATACTGCATTAAGAGCGAGAAATATTGTAGAACAAAAGTTAAATAAATTAGTTTATTTAGGTGATGTTGATTTTGGTTATCAAGGTGTATTAGGCTTAACAGGCGTTACAACTAAGACTGCAAGTGCTGTATTGAGTGCAACTAATGTTTATACTGTTATTAAAAATGCTATTGAAGCAATTCCTGAAGAGTTCCAAGGAATGTCTTACAATTTCGTAATGGCACCAGTAGAATATAATCAATTACTTAACAGAAATGCCAATACTGATAAAATTTGGTTAACTATGCTAAATGAATCTTTCCCTAATGTTACATTTGTAAAAGAGTCAGATATTAAAGCTGCTAATACTTACTACGATGGTTCAACAACTCAAACAATCGCTGCAGGAACTGCTGTAATTGTGCCATTTAGTTCAAGTATGTTATGGAGAAAAGTATCTATACCAATTAAGAACACACCAAGTTCTTTAGATTTACTAGAGAACGAAGTGCATAAGCCTGATGTTAAATATACTGTTGATAGTAAAACTTCAATGGTTGAAGCAGCTTTCCCTACTGCTGTAGTGTTAGTAACTGGTTTAGCATCATAATTATAATTAATTTAATTATTAATTTTAATTTTTATAATTTTAAATAAAAAAATGGGAAATAAAAATAAATATAATGACAATAATGTTTCTAATGATGAAATGATGAAAGAAATCAAAGAAGAAAGTATTGTTATTGATGATGAAAAAAAAACTGAAGAAATTCTCAAGACTGAAGAAGTTACTAAGGAAATTGAAGAAGTAAAACCAACAAAACTAGAAGATAATCAATATAAAGTTTCTTGTGGTAGATTTGCTGATGAGAAGAACACTATTTATGAATTTGGAGAAGTTGTAACTTTGACTAAAAAACAAGTTGAAAGATATACTAAATTAAACATTATTGGAAATCAATTAAGAAAGTAAAATGGTTGTAGATATAGAAGATATAAAAACAAGAATGGGTATTAAGGTTGATACTGAAGATGATATGATAACAGATTGTCTAAGTGATTCTTGTAGTAAATATAATGGATTTTCTGACATTATGGTTAAATTATACGCTTGTTATCTTGTTGCTATATCTATTAAAGCTGCTAGTCGTGTTCAAAAAGATGATGATGTAACTTATTTTAAATATGACTTATCTTATTGGGAAACATTGTATAACAACCAATATGAAGAAGAACTTGCTGATATGGATACCATTTCAGATTATGGAGTGTTAAATATAGCAAATGTTAGAGTCGATTAATGTATTAGGAATATCGCAAGATATAAAGTTTGCCAGAAAGACTACTATTACACAAGATTATGATAGTGATACTTCTGTTGCTACTTATGAATTAGTAGTTATTAATTCTAATGTTCACGACCAGTCAGATGAAGACAGAGAATACGATAATCCACAATACAAAAGCAAAAAGATTATGAGATTAACAAACAATAACGGAGATGAATATAAGTCTGATGACTACTTTGCAGTTAATGGAGTAATTTATTCTATGTTGAGTGTTAAAAATAGATTGACTTTTAATTCTTGTATTGCAGAAGCGGTTGATATTAATAATGCTAATGTAACAAGCCTATTAAGTTAATTATTTAATTTTGATATTAATATGAAGTTTGAAGTAACAATAAAAGGACTAAATGAAGCTATAAAAGCCGAAGAAAAGAATTCTAAAAGCATTAAGAATGTAGATAAAATTTTAAATAAATATTCTCAAAAAATCAAAGCAGAAGCAAAACAAAACGCTACTAAAAATCCTAAAGTAAGGACTGGATTTCTAAGAAGAACTATTGGAGCAGAAAAAGCAAGTAAATATAAATATGTAGTTTATTCTGGTGCTAATTATGGACTTTATCAAGAAGAAGGAACTAAGAATGGAATTAAAGCAAAATACTTTATTAAGAAAGCAGTTATAAATAATGTTGATAAAATACAACGAGATATAAAGAATTTGATTAAATAAATATAAATAACATAACATAATTCCATATAAAAATAATATAGTAATATATTCTATAATTATATTATAATTTTCTATCTCATAACTATATTGAAATCTATACATATATCTATAAAAAATTACAAAAGCTAATATAGTAATTATTATTATATTAATTGAAATCATTTTATTTTATAAATTATCTACCTCATACAATACAATATTATTATTACAAATAGGACATATAACCATATGTTCATCATAAGTAGGAGGATTTAACACTTTATCATCATTACTTTTTTTACTAATATTATAATATCTTTTTTATCAAAAGTAAATGCACAATTACACTTATCACACTTAGTATTTGCTTGTTCAATTATGTTAGATTGTGGAATATTAAACCGTGGTCTTTCTGTTTGTGTTTCGATATGTTCTCCAACTGATTTATTAATATTATTAATAATATTATTTGATACTTGTTCTGCATCTTGTTTAGTTTTTATATTTGAAGTGTCGACTGATTTATTTGGATACATAATTTTAAATATTGTTTGTCTTCCATCCATTAAAATTCCTGCATCATTAAAGTCATCGTGATAATCACTTCTGATTAATATATTAAAATCTTCTACTGATAAATATACTACTTCTTTAATTGACTCTTCTGAATTAACATCCCAAACCCACTTATTATCAACTAGTTTATACACTACTTGATTTGTATTTATATCTTTAATTTCTGTTTTCATCTTCTTTAACCTCACATTTCTTAATATTAACTTTATATGAACATCTAGGACAAGGACAATAATAATCGCTTTTGCCTTTGTATGTCCATATATAATCGCAATGATGACATTTAATTTTTTTCATTTTAATTTGTTGGTCTATTTTCATAATCAATATCATTTAGTAATATTTTTCTATTTTTAAGTAATAAATACAATATATCTAAATCTTCTGTATTTTCTGATATTAATGTTCTTATATCATCATCAACCAATTGTAATTCAAATTCAAGAGCAGATTTATAAGTTTCAAATGCTGTTCCATTAATATAATAAATTCCCTTTCTTTTTTTATCTAAATTTAATGATTTTAGTTTTGTGTTTAATTTTCTTTTATCCATTGTAAATATGTATGTAGGTAGGTAGTTATAAACCTAACGAAAATATAAACATTTATAAATATTTAACACTAAAAATAATTACAGTGGCGAATCTAATATCATCATTTAGTGAAGAGATTGCAAAGTTATATCGTGAGATGTTGCGAGGAGTTACTCCTGATGGAGTAGCAAGCACTAATTTCACTAGTTATATTACTCATCCAAACGACACTGATTCTGTTAAAGTAGATAAAAGACAATTTATTCAAATATCTAAAAAACAATTTGACAGAAGCACTAATAGTTCTGGTTATAATGGTCCAATGATAAGAATACACTTTGAAGATGGCGAAATGACTAACTTAGGAACAGGAAGTGAGCAAGTATGGAGAGTAAACGGAGCAACTTTTGAAATAGTGTTTGATACTACACAAATTAAATCTAAAGAGGAAGAATGGCAAAGAAAGTGGCAGTCCGAAATATTAAAGACTATTACTTATAATATGCCTAAAATGAAAGAATTAATTTGCTTTATTGATGTAAATTATGCAACAGATAATCTAAATGATACTGATGAGTTCAAGAAAAGAATAAACGTGATACACGATTTATTAGTAAACAATGGATAATAAAATTAAATATACTGGACAAAAAAATATGAAAGATACTTATAGTTTTTCATTATTTGGTAAGCGATGGCAAGATGGACAGGATTTAACACCTGATGAGGTTAAGTTATTTGCAAATGTGCAACTAGGAGACTGGGAAATAACTAATATTAATAATACAACTAAGGAAGAAGTTAAAACCGAACCTAAAAAAGAAGAGAAAAAAGAAGAAATTGAAGAGGTTCAAATAAAATAAAATGGTAGATACATATTATAAAGGAGCACAATCAGCAGTAGGTTTTGCAGTAGAAACAACTTGGGGAATTGCCGGAACAGCATTTAGAAAGTTCGGTATTTCAACAGGAACAACAGACCCTAATAAGACAGCAACAGTAGTAATGCTTGGAGATATGAATTCAAGTAGAGAAGGAACATCGCAAGTAGTTACTGCTAATAAATATGAAATTAAACACTCATTCTATGTTAATGATTATTGGGCATTATTAGCAATATTAGGAACAGTAGCAAAAGTTGGAGCAACTTCTCCGTTTACTTACACATTCACTCAAAGTTCTTGTATTCCAGCATTTAGTTTTCACCATAAAATAGATAACTGTGATGCTGGAAAAAATATTAGTGATGTTTATGTTGGTTGTAAAATTAAACAAGCAGCTTTCACAATGAATGAAGGTTTATTGATGTGCGAATTAACATTCTCAGCAAAAGATAGAGAAGAAGACCAAGGAGTTATTGCAGTTACTGAAAACAACGCAGAACCTTATAAATATTCTGACATTATTAACGGAAACATTAGTATCAATAGTGCAGCTGTTCAAATGGACGACTGGAATATTTCAGTTGATAATAAGATGGTTGAAAGACAAGCTGGTTTATTAATTGATGAGCAAAGTGTAACCAATATTGAATACTCTCAAAGCGCTAAAGGACAAATGAACTCGACAGATGTAAGAGATTTAGTTGGTGGTTCAGAAGTTCCAATGGTAGTTTTATTTAGTAGAGGAACTAACGACACTCTTTCATTTAATACTAATGTTATGATTACTTCAGCACCAAATCCAACAACAAAGTCAGATGTAGTTCAGGTTAATATTACACCAAGCACAAGAACACTAGAAATAGTTTATATAACAACAACTGATATCGATGTTGGTGATATTGTATTATAATAATAATTAATACAATTTTACTTTATTAAACTTTTAAATATATTGGAATAGATAAACAGAAGTGTTTAATAATCCTTAAGTTCTCATAATGTTGAGAAAGATAAAAGAACAATGGTTCAAGAAATAAAAATAGATGACAATTTAACAATCCAGTTTGAAGATATGACAGCAAAAGAATATGTCGAACTAACATTAATGGATAAACCAGATAGAGAAGATTTTGCTAATAATAATCAATATAATAATGCAAAGATTAAACAGAATTTTGATTATTTAGATGCTATTGCAAATAAAATATTTAAAGTTAATGGAGAAAAATATGATACCAATAAAATTAAACCTTATCAGGTTAAATCAATATATAGTTTAATTAATGGTTATGTTTTAGATGTAAACGCAAAAAAAGTATGGGATTTGAAGGGTGGGGAGACAAAACAAGAAGAGAAAATAGAGAAAGAGAACATCTTGAAAGCCTCACAGAACAAGAAAGAAAAGCAAAATTAATAATAAATAAATTCATAGATAGAATACATAATAATGCAAAGATGATATATAATTACTATAATATGTTCAATAATGAAATAATAAACACACCAAAAGGACAATCAACATATCATAGTAATATATTACCTGTTGCGGGTGGTTTTCTTAACCAACCAAGATTATTCATTAAGATGATTGAAGCGAAAAAGAGTTACGAGATGGAGAAAATTGAAACAATACAAATAAAATAAAATAAAATAAAATAAAATAAAATGGCGGATAAAATAAAAAGGAGTGTTGAATATAATATTACAGCAAACGACAAAGCATCTAAAGAGTTTCAAAATATTCACGAATCAGCATCTAAAAATCTTGGTGGAGTTGGAAGTATTGCAGCTATAGCAGGAACAGCATTAATAGGATTTGGAGTAATAGCAGGAACAGCATCACTTGCAGTTGGTGGATTTGCATTAAAGGCATCCGATGACTTAGAAAAGGGTATGATGAAATATGAAACTCTTTTGGGGTCAACAGAAGAAGCACAAACTAGAATGTTAGAATTGACAGACTTTGCTTCAACTACTCCTTTTCAATTAGATGAAATTATTAATGCAGATGTGATGTTACAAGGTTTCGGTATTCGTTCAGAAAAAACACTTGAAACTATTGGTAATGCTGCTGCTATTTCAGGTTCAGGATTTAAAGATTTATCTTTAATTATGGGACAATTATCGCAAGATAAAAGTTTAGAGAATATTAGACAACTTGTAGATAGAGGAGTTGTGTCATTTAATGAATTATCAGAAGCAGGTATAGAATTTGCAGAAGATAGGAGTATTATAAATTCAGTTGAAGAAACTTACGCAACAGTCACTGAAATAATGGAAAATAAATTTGCTGGTGGTATGGATAAACTTTCAAATACTATGTCAGGTAAAATATCAACATTAAAAGATACTTTCACTTTAGCAATGGCTGGATTTGCAGAAGAAAGTGGATTAACAGATTTTGCAAAAGATTTTCTAGATTTCGCTATTGATAAATTGCCAAGTGCATTAGAAACAGCAAAAGAATCGTTTAGCGAAATATCTTCAATAGTTCAAGAATTTACAGCACCTTTTATTGATAATATACCTCAAATTATAGAAAACGTAAAAGAATTATTTGAAGAGAATAAAGCTACAATATTAAATACTTTTGATGATATTAAAGATGTATTTATAACAACTTTTGAAATAGCAAGTTCAACAGTTCAAATATTCAAAGATATTTGGGATAATGATTTTTTAGGTATTCAAACAAGCATTAAAACAAATATTGCAAGCTTGACATATTGGGGAACTGTAACTTTACAAGTATTTGGAGGAATTGTAGATACAATAGCAATTTTAGCAGAAAACTATGAATTTTATTGGAATAGTATGAAATTAACAGTATTCGAATTTGTTAATGACACAGTTGATGTAATTGAAGGCTGGGCAGATACAATATTAACTCCAATTAATGCAGTTAGAAGTGTTATGGGTAAATCTGATATAACAGCAGACTTTTCAGGTGCTAAGATTGATACTACTTATGAAAAAGCTTATGTTGCACAATTTGCACCAGAAGAAACTATATCTGAAGCTTGGGAAAAGCGTATGGTAACTGTAAGCAATGCAGCAAAAACTTATGTACAATCATTAAAAAAAATAGAACAAAATCAACAATCAATAGAAGACAAAAAGGAAGCAGAAAAACAAGTAGTAATAAATAATTACTACAATAATCAACTTAACGATAATTTAACAGTTGATAAGATGATTAGTAGAGCAGACTCACAACAAAGGTCAGCACTGCAAAGCTACGGGATAAATGTGATTTAAAATGGTAACTATGAAACTTGGAACATTAGAAATAACAGGAGATTTAAATACTGCTCCTATTGAAATAAAAAAGAAAAGTAATGAAATAGCAATGACTGGAAGAGATAGTGTTCATAACTTTGGAGTGCAAAATCGTAGATGGAGTTTAAGTTGTTGGACACAAACAAAGACAGCGTATAAAACAGTCGAGGACTTCGTTAAAACAGCAGTATCATTTACTTTTACTGATGATGAAGGAACAGAACACGAAAACGTTTCTGTTGATAGCATAACGCCAACAAGAGCACCTTATGATTATATTGCTTATAAAATAGAACTTAGCGAGGATTATTAAATAAACAAATGACTTATTTAACACAATATTTAATAAAAATTACTAATGATGTAGGAACTGTTCTTGAATTTGGCAATTACAGCACTAAACTAAAAAGTATAATTGATTGCAATATTAATAGAGAGAATAAAAATGGTATTGGAACTATAAGAATTGACAATAGAGGATTATCTTATGATACTGATTTTTTAACACTTAATAAAATAGAAATATTTATTATTATTGATAGTGTAGAGGTTAAAAGGTTTTCTGGAACTGTTGAAGAGAACAATCCTAACGCAGACAATACGAGTATAACACTTACTTGTCACGACAATAACGCTATATTATCACATAGAGCAATAGTAGGAACTTGGGCAAATATTGATTTAGGATTGTTAGTTAAAACTGTTCTTGAAGAAAAATGTCCGGAAATTGATGTTACAGGAATTAATATAACAACTGGCGAAACTTTCGATTTAGTTCAAAGTGCATCACTTTATATAAGTGACTTTTTTGATGACATATTTAAAGAAAGCAATTATAATCTATTTATTGATGATGATTTGGTTGCTCAATTATACGAAACTAGAGGAAGTAGTGGAATAACTATTATTGACAGTCAAACAACTACTAGCACAACAGAATCACAAGGATTATTAATTAGTGGAAGTTTAGACTTAAAAAAATCTAATGTTAGTAATATTAACTCTGTGACTGTTATTGGTGGAAATGAGCAAATACTTGATTTTATTGAAAATTTTGTTTATGCCGGAAGCAACAATTTTCCATTAAAATATAGAGTGTTAACAGTATCTCCAGACTATGTAAAAGTTAATGGAACACCTGTTTCACAAGCGACAGATTATGATTTATCCCAAAAAAGAACATTATTACATTTTACATCAACTCTTACTAATGGAGATTTAATTGAAATAAAATATACTGGTGAAAATCCTGTATGGTGGAGAGAACAAGACTTGTCAGTAACAAGTGAGAATCTACGAGAATACGTAGTTACCGATAACACAATATTAACACTAGAAAGAGCAACTAAATTAGCAAGTTCTTTATTATCAAAGTTTAAAACTATTCAAGAAAAAGGAAGTTTAAAAGCAGTAAATATATTAAAAGAGTTCTTCAAAGGTCAAACAATTAATTTAAATATAACTTCATTTAATGACACTTACAAGATTGAAGGTTATTGTGAGTATATTGGAGATACATATATTTGCAACTTTAGTTTAAATCAAATATTAGATATGAACACAAAGAAGATATATGAGTTAATTAAAGACTTACAAAAGGCACAAAACACCACACAGTCTATTCAAACTATTAGAGATGGTTATACAATTACTGATATAATAGAAGAGATTGAAGAATTGGAAGGATACCAAAGTGGAATAGGTAATGTTCTTATAGTTAATAATGCAGTATCAGGAAAAGTTAATAGTGATGATTATCAAGTGAACGGAAGTTATGGAACAGAAACACAATTTTTATAACAAGTAAAAAATATAAATTAATAATAAGATAATAATAAATAAAAGAAATATGATTAAAGATAAAATAAAATTAATTGGAGAAATTGAAGGTTATGAAAGTTCTGATAATGGTATTAATTGGAAACAGTTCTTATCAAAAAAAAACCTAATAACAGCAGTCGGAATAAACAATTTATATGATTTATTTATTGGAAATTCAACAGGTTATAGTGTTGGATTTGTTGCAGTTGGTAATGGAACAAGTACAGCAAGTAAAACAGATACATTAGTTGAAGGAGAATACGGAAGGTATGCAATAAGCAGTCAAGAAATTAAGTTAATTGGTTCTGATTATTGGATTGAAAATATTATTAATTTTGATACTGGAGAAGCAAACGGAACTATTAGAAAGATTGGTATAATAGGGCATAGTTCAACAACAACACTAGCTAATTATGACCCATTATTACCAGCAAAATCAGGTGCAGAATGGACATTAAGTAATTACAGTGATGTATTATTGCCAAACGGAAAAGTAAAAGATAGCAATTTGATATTAAAATTTATTTGGCGAATTAAATTAAGTTAAAATGGAGAAAAATAAATAAAAATGACAGTAAAATTATGGGGAGATAAATACCCAACAAAAGCATCAGGAAGCGAAGAAGATTTATTAGGAGATGATTTAAACGACACTTATGAATTATTAGTTAATACTGCAATATTAACAGCAGAAAACGCAGTAAGAGTATTACAAGCAAACAATATATATATTAATGGTCCGAACATTATAGTAGATGAGTTTACAGATGCAGATGGAACACAGGGGACAGTTAATACTGGTAGTTCAACTGCTTATTATAATTCAAATAGCGATGAATATGCTTTAACTTTAACAAACGCATCGGGTAGCGATACACCTTCAACTACTGGAACTTGGACAAATATCAATAATGCTTTTGATGATAATTATTTAACAGAAGCAACAATGCCTAATGAGTCAGGAGATTATTCAATAGGAACAATCTTTACTTCAAAACATATAGGTTATTTATATATAAATTTTGATACAATTGTAAATACACCTTGTTTAATTAACTTACAAACTTATAATGGTAGCACTTGGGATGATGTAGAGATATTAACTGTTCCTTTAACAGGTCTAGCAATCTCTAAGTATTATAATATAAATGCATCGGTTGAGGGGGTTAGATTATTATTTAAGCCAGTTGGCTATATGGGGGCATCGGTTTATCAAATTTCGTATGGAACTTTTACATCGGGTCAAACTCTAATAGCAGACACAAACACAACAATACTAGATGGTAACGAATTAGGCTTTGCAGTTAGTGTTCCTGATAGCAATATTCCAACAGATACTTCAATAGATGTTGTCGTTAGCGACGGAGTTAATAGCACACCATCACAGACAATAGATTCAATTAGTAAGGGTGTAGTAGTTGGAAATAGTAATTTAACAAGTGGGACATTAAAAGTAACATTCATATTAAACACTACAGACACATCAAAAACAGCAACTATTCCAAGTATAGGAATTTGTGTATTAAGATAAAATGGTAAAATCAGAAACAGTAAAAAAAGGAAACAAAATAAGTAAAGAGTTCAGAGGTGCACAATTTGAAGAGATAAGCATACTAAGAAAAGGAATATCTGCTTTAATGGTTATTAGTAACCCTAATAATTATACATCAGAACAAATAACAGAAGCAGAAAATAATTTAGTAAAGTTTGAAGAATATAACACTAAAGTTAAAAATTTATTAATACCTTAAAATCCATAACTTTATAAATATTTTTTTCTATAAAATATTATGGATATTTCCAAAGATAAATCCAAAAAGTTCAACTGGACTATATTAAATCTAACTCTGACTATTATATTAGTAATATTATTAGTATTATATGTAGGAAGATTATCAGATATAAACACAGTAGAACCACAAGATAATATGACATTAACTAATGAAACAGTATTAAATATTTCACTAACAGTTAATGAGAACAAAGTTTTAAATATTAGTAATTTGAATGATACTATTATGATTGATGAGAATAAAACTTTAGCCGATAATAAGACTTTACTCAATCAATCATAATATACTCATTTTTACAGATATACATAATACATTAAAAAAGGATAGTAATATTCTTTTATTCTATTTTCTAAACATTTATAAAGTTTTAAATTAATATAATTCTATGGAAGATATAAGAGTTATAAATATAATTTTTTATAAGGGTAAGTCATTCTTTTCAAGATTGATTAGATGGAAAACATCATCAGAGTATTCACATTGTGAGATAATCAATAATTTTGATGATAATGGTTTTTCAACATTTGGAGCATTGCCAAACAAAGGAGTTCAGTTTGCAGGTATTAACTGGCACAAGAAAGGGACTGAATACGACATATTCGAAACAGAAGTAACTAAAACACAGTTCGAAGAGTTTAGGCAATACTTAACCAAGCAATATAAAAAGAAATATGATTATTTAGGTGTATTAGGGTTTATTGATAGTAGAGTTAAACAAGATGATAATAAATGGTTTTGTAGTGAATTAGTCTACAAGTCACTAAAACATATAGAAATAGAATTGTTCAATAGAGATATTAAATTTCCTAGTCCAAGTCTTGTTTCTATATCACCATTATTAAAATTAGTTGAGAGTGGAGTAGTTGAAGATAAACTAACAGAGGAACTAATAAAGCAAAATAATGATATGCAAGATTTATTAAATAAAGTTAAAAAAAGTTCTATTCAGGGGGATAAGTTAAAGAGTGCAGTAAGTTGCAATGGATTAACTGGCACAAATTTTGATAGAAGATTAAATAATGTATAAAAATGGATAATATTATTAATTCTATAACAGGTTTTGATGAAGAGTATTTTATCAAAGAAAAATTAAATGAAATAACAGATGAATGTTATATATTTTCTATTGAGAAAAAAAAAAGAACTTGAATTAAAATATCCTAACCTAAAGTATTATGAAATTACGCAAAAATTAGATAACTTAATACATAAAAAATTTTATAAAAAAGAAATAATATATATAAATCAATTAATGAAATTATAAAAAATGGTAACTAAAGGTCAATTAAATAATGCTCTTGACAATCACAGAGCAAAATTAAGAAAAGAAAGAACAGAAGACTTGCTTATTAGTAATATTAATCAAAACGATTGTATTAAAACTATTACCGGTGATATAGGTGACATAATAAACGATTTTCACTTCAAAGATAGAGAAGACAAAGAAATACAAGCAAAATTAGAAAAGTCTTGGAAATGGCAATTTAAACAATTATTAAAACCTAAGAAATTATTATTATTACTTGCTTATGCTACTGCTATTATTACTGCTTCTTATTTTGCAGAAGATATAGAAAATATAAAAATATTATTTGATATCATTAATGTGTTTAATTAAATAAACTTTAACTAATATTTATTAATTAAAATATTATCTTATTTGTTTAATTGTAAATACAAAGGTTTATAAAGAAAGCCGTATATAATATATTTATAATGGAAAAAACAATACTTACAAAAGAAAATTCAAGAAATGTGTGTGCTATTAGAAATATAAATGATAGTAATTCTGAAATAGAACATTTTTATATTGATGAAAATGGAGAATATATTAGAGATAATCAAACTATAATGAATGAATCTGAATTTAAAGATTATGAAATCATATATTATAAAAAATGATTTTAACTGCAATTAAATATAATAATTTATTTTTTAGTCACTTTGAAGAGATTGAAATAAAAAATGGTTATGGCGGTCACGGGATAGGTGTTGGTATTTGGAAAGATTTTGAACCTGTATTTGTTAAAAAACCTATATATTTTACAAAAAGAAGTTTAGGAGATAAAATAAATATTATAATTAAATCAATGCAAAATAATATTATATCTTTAAATAATATAGAGTTAATAACAAAGAGTGCTTAAAATGGTAAAATTATTGCATAAAATATATGAAAAAGAAATTAAAGAAGCTATTGATAATGGTAATTATTTATTTAAATTAGTTCCTGCTAAAAAAACACATTCAGTTCCTGTATATATTCCTAAAAAGTATGAAGGAAAAAAGATTATGATTTTAATATTAGATATTTAATTAACTTTATAAATTCTCATAATAATATCTATTTTAACCTTATTGGTTGAGTAAAATATATAATCTTATATTTTTTTAATTCTAAAGTAGTTACTATTGTTTATAAATATTATGTTATTTATATAAGTAATATTAATAAATAAAAATGGAAAATAAAATAAAACAAATAAAGAAAAGCATAAAAAATCTAAGATATAACATACAAGCTAAAAATGTAGAGAATAATACACAAACTAATACAGCAGAATTCAAAGAGTTATCAAAACAAGTATTAGAACTAGAAAATATGATGTTTCAAGATAAACTATTTACAGAGAAAAGCGTTACAAGAATTATTAGAAGGCACGATAAAGCAGGAAAACAAGGAGTATTAGTATTTAGTGGTGATGAGATTAATAAGTGGGTTAAGATTACTGAGGTAAGACAATGAATAAAGAAAAGATAAACTTATTTCAAGAAGATTTTGATAAAATAAATAAACTAATTAATGAGATTTGTCAAGATAGATATTCAGAAACAGCAGTTATTCCATCAGGAACTAGAACTATGCTAAGAAGTTTAATAATAGAAAACTTAGATAAACTTAACAATTAATTCTTAGAGTAAAAATAAAGTATTATGTAATAAATTTTTAAAATGATTTTTAAAAAAATCAATAAACAACCTCGCGACACCACATAATAACATATTGCAAATCATTATTAATCGTTGTAACGCGTCTAAACAATTATGTATTACAAACCATAAAAGTTTATGAGATTGTTTATTGATAACATCATAATCAGAACAAGTCCTTTCTGAATGATAATAATTAAAAGTTCTGTATTTATAAATGTTTTCTTTTTGGCAGTATTCTTAATATTCGCATAGCAAAATTATTCTTTTCTTCTTCTGTGTCGAACTCATAATAATTAATAAAAGGTGGTCTGTTCTTTGTTACTCTTTCAACTATTAGAAATATTGTTTGCTTTAATTTAGTCATAATAAAAAGAATTAAATTAATTTTATTAATGTTTGTTAGAAAAGTTCTTCAGTTTTAGTATAGTTTGCGAGATATTTATTCATACCTTTTAACTAATTCGCCTTTGCAATTAGTATATTCATCACAAATAGACCAGTTTTTATAATCTTCTTTGATTGTATCAACATTTAATATTTTGCCATACATCTCTGTTAAGTATTTTAAAACTGATTCCTCTCCTGCTTTAAATCCTTTGTTCCACGATTCTGTTAGTTCTTTGTTTTTATTCATTTTTTATTTAAATATTCTCCAATCGTTCCATAGACTGCAAATAAATCTTCTTCAGATACTTCTTCAATATCTGCACCCCAATTGTTATCTAATATCTCATTTAAATCTTCTCTACCCATATCATTCATTTTGCTCTTCCTCAAATCTAATTATAGTATTAATCATCACACTACCTGCTGCATCTTTTTTAGCAAGTAATCTTTGTCTTAATTCTTGCATCTTCTCTAACCCTCTTGCTTTTAACACTTTTTCTACTTCTCTTAATTTTTTCATTTTTCAAATGTTATTAATATATGTTTGTTATAATATTCTATATATACATTATTTATCTTACAAAACTTATTTAGTTTTTGCAAATCAGCTGGTGGAACATTGAAATGTATCTCAAAATTATAATATTCTGTTAAATTATCAAAATATTCACTTGTCTGCTCTTTATCATAATATACACAATTTTTTATGACAGTTCTTATTTTTATTTTTAATATCTTTTTATTCATTTTTTAATATTGTATTCAAACCTCAACTTCTCGCCTTTTGGACTAGCATAATAGCATTTAACATCTTTTATACTTAGTTTTGGATGATTGTTAATATATTGCTTTACGAAGTGTTGCTTATGTGTTCTTAGTTGGTGTAGTGCTTTATTCTGATGACCATTACATTTATACTCAAACAAAAATAAAGTATTGTTTTGAACACCTAGTAAATCAACATCGCTATATTTATATTGCACTTCAAGTTCAATATTAGTTAATTCATCTTTTAACTTTGCTTCTAATTTCTTTAATCCGTTATAATGCTTTCCATTAGTTACTTTTGTCATTATTCTTTCATTAACTCTAATAATTTTTCCATATTACAATAAACAATATATCCATTACTTAATCTTATTTTATACTGGTCTAATGTTTTTATAATAGACATTTTAAAATAAAAAAGTAATTCCTCTTCTACTCTCTACGCTTTTAATCTCTTCTCTATTAATATTAATACTAAGCTTAGTCTTTTTAAATCCTAATCTTTCTCTTAATGTTAATTTAGGTTGCTTGCTAAGAATACTTACTTTATCATCACTAATAGTGATTCCTCTCATTGTTTGCACAAAGTCTTTGTTTAATCCTCTTGTTTTATATTTTGTCATTTTTATTTATCCGTTCATCTTTCGATGTTAATATATTAATATAACATATTATATATAAATGTTTATAACTATTATATAATGACAATATAATTAATATATAAAGAAGTGTATCTATTTTAAAGTTACGATTAGAGTTAGATGTAAAAGGTAAGATAAAGCTTTCAGATTTGGATAAATAAAAAATATAAAATTTAAGTGTGCTTAAAAATAAATTAAATGTTTATCTTACCTAAAGAATTATGTATTTATAATTTTATAAATGTTTGTTATTATCCGTGTTTATTAATATCAATAACCATTAATATAAACCATACAAACAAAAGTATTGATGCAGTTATTAATATGTGACCTACTAACTCCATCAGAACATACCTCTAATATAATCAATAACCAAATAAAACGCTATTAGAAAAGCTGTTAATAATTTAATTTCTAGTGTCATTTTTTTACGTTAATTGTTAATTTTTCACTAGTTGTTACTTTCTCATACTTTTCTAATACATTATTCTTAATTAGTAATTGCTTAACTCTGTGAGTGTCTAATCTCTTACTTTCGTATGACTTCAATACTACAGAATACTTATCATTAATATAATCTCCTTTCTCTTCTACTTGGTCGTGAATATGATTTTTTAGAGATTTCATTCTGTTCTCTATCTCTTTCTTCATAGTTTCATATTGCTTATATTCTGCAATGTTCTCATCCATAGATTTAATCTGTGGATTCTCAAACTCTGTGACTGCTAATACTTGTTTCATTTTATTTTTTTACCTCTTCTTCTTTAAATTCTTCTCCTTCAAATATATTCAATCCTAAACCTTGAAATGCTAAAGATTTTACTAATGCCCTCTTAATTGCAGTATTAACTTCAAATACTGTTAGCATATCAGTAGGTATCGCTTTATTATAATTATTAGTTACAGGATAGAACTCGATATATTCCTGTTCGTTTATAGTTGTTCCAACCTTAACAAAAACTCCTGAATTCTTTGCTTTACTTACTGCAAATACATTAATACCAGTATCATATTTAATACCATCCTTAACATTCTCTTTTGTATATACCTTAAATGATGCATTAGGATAACACTTTTTTACTTCTTTCCAAGCAGTTGCCCAACTTGCATAGTCAAATCGTCCTTTCTTCTCTGTCTTTAATTTTACACCACTTAATGTTTCAAATACACTCTTTTCTTTCTGTTCCATCTTCTAATCCTCATCATACTCTTCTAAATCTTGCTCTACTACTATTTCTTTAATACTTTCAATAGTTTCAGTATAGCAATTAATTAGACACTTTTCGGCTTCTGCTAGTTCTTCGTGCAGTTCTCCACATATAGGACATTTAAACATTACTGTTTTCATTTCACTATTGCCATCTCTGCTAGTGCATACTTCTAATCTTGTCATTTTAAGCACTCTCCATAACTCTATGATAAGTTTCATAAATATCTTTTGTTTTCTCATTTAAAAAACTATGAATTCTTCTTGCATTTTTCTTTTTGCTTTTGTAATTCTCATTAAAATCTATGCTATCTTGACCAGATAACATTCCTGTTTTTGCTTTATTATTTAGTGTTGAGTTTTTTTTACTTACCATTTTTATTTATCCTTGTTAATAACTAATATAACATATTATATATAAATGTTTATAACTATTATATAGTTAATAAATTTTTTAATACTACTAATCTATTCTTTTCTTGTTCAAACAATCTTTTAGTAATTATTTGCCTTTTTGTTATCCTTTCGCCTCGCATTCTTGCTTTATAGTGGTTGTATTTCAAGTCTGACTTTCCATTCTCTAGTCTGAAATATATATCTTTGCCGTTACTTAATGATATATTTACTTGGTTTGAGATTATGCTTTTCATTCTTCTACCTCTGGCAAATTATCACCTGCAACATAACTATATACTACTGATTTGTTATCAAGTTTCTTTATCCAACACTTGCTTATCCAGTCTAATATCTTGCTTTTTGTTCCTGCAACTGATAACATATATATCCTTTCAAAATCTATAAAGTGAAGTTCTCCTCGCTTATTCAAAAGGTTTATAACCTTTTTATCATTAATATTTATTATCTCGCTTGTCATTTTAATTCTATAATTATTTCACCTCAAACACTCTACTACACTTCAAGCATTTATATTTTCTTACTTCGTGCATTGATGAGCCGTATATTTTTACATCATTATTACCACAAATATCGCAAACTATGTTTATATTATTTTCGACTTTTAGCTCTATCTTTTGTAATAACTGTTTGAATGTTCTGTAAATTATTAGTTCTGTTTTATCTTGCATAGTATAATCAACAATGCTAGATGACCAACTTCTTCTAGTTCCGTTTCTATAATCGAAAAACAGAGCAGTATCTTTTTCTAAGAATTTAAATATATTCTTTGATATTTCTTGAAATCCTAGTTTATGAACTATATCCAACTCTTCTTTTAGTTGATTTCGCTTATTAGATTGCTCTAATTGAAGAGATTTTATCTCGCTTATCAAAGTATCAACATCAACTGACTTTCGTTCGCCTTTGGCTGTTGTAGTTGTGTATTCGTTCTTTTTTATTATTTTGATTATTTGACTTAGTTTCATTTTATAATTCCTCAACTAAATCAACATCACAATCTTGTCTATCGCAAAATTTGCCGTCAATAGAATAACAAACTTTGTTGCTTCCAAGAAATGTTTGTTTATCATACTTTGACACAATCTTTACTTTATCTCCTGCTCTTGTTTTATATGTTTTTCTTAATTGTATAATCATTTTTATTTATCCTTGTTAATAACTAATATAACATATTATATATAAATGTTTATAACTATTATATAGTTAATAAATCATTCTTCATCACTATAAACAAATTGCTCTAATTGCTCTAATCTCTCTTCTGTGTCATCTAGTTTCTTCTCTATTCCGTTTGCTATCTCGAATATTAAGTCTATCTTTTGCGTGTTTGTTAGTTCTGTTTCTTTCATTTTTCTCTTTTTATTTTAAATAATTTGTCTACTACTGCATCAAATCTTCCTTGTCCGTAACCTGCACTATATGAGCGTGCAGTCATTTGTTCTATTCTTCTTTTTAGTTCTCTTTTGTTTGGAAATCTTAATTTTATCTTTATCATTTTTATGTCTCCTTATAACAATATTTAGTTATTCTAATCTTGTGCTTTTTTTGATACATTTCTCTAAATGTTGCTATTTCTATAATTCCTATCTTATTTAATAATTTGAGAATAATTAATACATTTGAATCTAAACCATTAAAGCGTATATTATCTCTTAATTCTGTTATTGTAATCCATTTATTTTTATTATCTTTCATATAATTAATTATTCTTATTATATCTAAATTATATTTTTCTATATCTTTTTGTTTTTCTATTAATATTTTATTTTGCTTTATACTCATTTTTCTATAAATTATAAAACTCATCTCTCATTATTTCTAATTCTAAATTGTCTTTATTTTTTTGTGATTTTTCTTTTTGTTTTTTTAAAAATTCCTTTGCTCTATGTTCTCTTAAAAATTCTTCTGTAAGGTTATTGTATTTTTTTGATAAAACATTATATAAACCATCTAATGTTAATAATCCTCCTTCTTCAACCTGTGATTTTATTTCTTTTAATGTATTTGAAACTCTATCATCTTTTCTTATTAAATAATTTATATATTCTGTTGATTCTTTTTTATTCTTTAATATTATTTTTAAATCCTTTTGCCACAATGTAATAAAATGATTGTTTGATTCAATTTGTTTCTTTAATCTTTCAATTCTTTTATTAAATAATTCATAAATAATAAAATCTAAAATATAAATATTTTTATCATCTTTAGATATTAACTCCATTATTCAATATCCTCTTTTTCTAATAAATTATATTGTTCTTTAATATGAGCATTTATTTTTAATAAATTTATGTGGTCTATTTTTCTACCACTATTTAGAGTTATTCGCTTTGGTGTTTCATCTGCCATATTAAAAAGTGACCATAATTGAACTAAATCTTTATTGTGTGTTATTAAGTTTGATTTAAAACCTGATGATTTACAAAAGTTATTATATGATTCTCTTATTATATCTTTAGAAATATAAATATTATTTTTAATAGTTTTTAGGTTTAAATTTAAATCTGATACTCCAAATCTTTCATAATATAAATCTGTTAAACTGTTCTCTAATGTTGGGAACGATAATAGCCTATCATAAAATAATTCTAACGGTGATTTGTTTAAATCGTTTACATTATCTTTAGCTTCTGTTTGGAATGGTAATAAAGCGTCCTGATGTTCAAAGTCTAAACTGTATAAATATTTAATAAAATCTTGTGTTTCATTTGGTAAATTATTAACGAGTTCTTTTCCTTTTTCTTGACACTTATCCCAATTATTACCTAATGGTTTACAAATATGATAACTCCCACGACTCTTTCCTAGGTCAATAGGATTCATATTATTAGAAAATACAAAAGATAAAAAATATATTTGTTCTTGTCTTTGATTCTTTCCTTTTTCATTAATTAGTATTGTGCTTTCTGTTGTTGCTTCTTTTAATGTTTCAATTAAATCTGCATCTCTTTTACCTTCTTCAAGAACTAATATTAATGTTTCTGTTAGAAAAGCGTTAAAGTCTGAATTAAGTTTACTCATTAATGTTTTTTTTGCATATTTCTCAAATATTGGTTGTAATACATATTTAAAAAATATTCCTTTACCTGCTCTTTCTCCTGGATAAAAAATAATAATATCTTGTGCTTTTTTATCTGGGTATTTTAATTTGTCTGAAATCTTCATTAATGTATCTGCAACTGCAAGTTCATTATTGCTGTGTAAATTCATTAATAATTTATAATGATAAGAACAATTATTTTTAAACCAATCAAATTTATTATCAAAAGTATTATCTATCTTAGAATTAATTAACTTGAATGAGTTTGGTGCTTTAAATGTGTTAAAATATGTTTTTTTATCTATATTATCAATAAATAGAATGTCATCAATAGGTTTAAATTTAATTCCATCAATTAATATACATTCTTTATTTATTAATTCTGCAAGTTTTTTATTTGGATTAATTAATAATTGTTTGTCTTCTGTGTCAAGTTTTACTATGTCTTCTCCATATACTATTTTGAATAAATCATATAATGATACATTTACATTTTCTAGTTCTTTAACTAAAAATCCCTTAATTCTTTTTTCAGAATATTGGTTATATGAATTCCTTTTTTTATCATATAATATATATTCGTTTTCTGCTGATGATTCACGATTTTTAAAAATCATAAATCCTAGTGTTTCTAATACTCCCATTTTATTTTTTATATAAGAATTAAGGAGTTAATCAAACAAAAACGATATATTTATAAATAAATAAAAACTATTATTTGTATAGTTCTACACTATCTAAGTCTGAGAACTCCATATTCTCTAACTTTTAAATTAATCAAATACTCTTTATAATTAATTAAATCTAAAAGTCTAATTCATAAAACTCTTAATTTATTTATAATTATTTCTTATTATTTAATAGTGGTTACTAAATATTTTTGATATTTATTTTTTTTATATTTTATAAAAATAAACTATAATATAATTGGACTTTAGACTTAATATATTTCAATTGTCCTTTCAATTGTCCTTTTATTTGTCTTTTAATTTTGATACTATACTATACTATACTACTATTATATATACTTTAGACTATTGGACAATTCAAATATATAATATATTAAGATAAACTAAAATATAGTATAAAAAAATATAAGTGTAAAAAAAAAAGAAATAGAATAGGGAATTTCAATTGTCCAAATGTCCAAAAAAAATATACATATTACAATAGACAGTCTGTATTGTTAATATATTGCATTTAAATTTTAGACATTTGAAGGACAATTGAAATGTGATGAACTGTCCTTTTTAGCTGTCTAGTTGTTTTTATTATATATATTTTGGTTTTATTGTTAGTAGTAACATATTTTTTTAGCATTTTTTTAGTAAGATTTTAACATTATTACTACTTTTTGCAAAGATTTATAAAGTCAAAGAGTTAAATGTTAGTATAATTAATCGGTCATTAATCGGTCTTATGGTTTTTCAGATGGTAAATATAAGAAACAAAATAGTAATAAAGGAGCTTTCTAGCTTATCAGAACACGAAAAGAACAATAAATCTCATCCTCAGGAGCAGGTAGATATATTGAAGCAAAATATACTCAAATTTGGCTTTACATCGCCTTTTTTAATTTCTGAAGATTGTAAGATTATTGCAGGTCACGGAAGAAAATTGGCTTGTGATGAATTAGGTATAAAAAAAGTGCCTTGTATTATTATTGATGATTTATCAGAAGATGAAATTAAGGCTTTGAGAATTGCTGATAATAGAATAGGAGAACTTGGAGAAACTAACTGGGCTTTCGTAAAAGAAGAGTGGGAAGAATTAAAAGATAGTGGTTTAGACTTCTTAACAGGGTATAAAGAAGAAGATTTCTTAGATATGATAGAAGAACAAGGAGAAGTAGAAGAAGATGACTTTGAAGCTCCTGATGATATTAATGAGATTGAAACTGATATAAAACTTGGTGATGTATTTAAACTTGGAGAACATAGGTTAATGTGTGGGAGTTCTAC